TTAGTAGCGCAGGTAAGCGCTGAGGGCGATCTCCGCCTCGGCCTCCCAGCGCGCGGCGCTCTCGTCGCCCCGGGCGAGTGTCAGCCGGGGCGCGTCGCTCGTGTAGCGCAGGCCCCGGACGCTGCTGGATAGCTCGTCGAGGTCGGGTCGGTCTACGTATACGCTCGCGGTTGTCTGCACTGAAGCGTGCCCCATGAGCGCCTGCGCGGCGCGCAGACCGGCGTGCTTGGCGATGTGGTCGCCGTAGGCGTGGCGCAGCATGTGCGGGTAGACGTTCGCCGCGATTCCCGCGCGCCGCGCGACGGCTTTGACGATCCGCCCGATCGTCACGCGGTTCGTCGGATAGGTCGGGTCGCGTTCGCCGCCGCCGCGGCGGTAGCTCGCAATGACGTAGTGGTCGCTCGGGACGGTCGCGCGGATGTCCGCGACGACGGGCTCAAGCTCGGGCAGAACGGGCGTCCAGCGCTCGGTTTTGCCCTTCGTGATATCGGGCGAGAACCACACGTAGCCCTCGCGTGAGAAGTGGCGCCCCTGGAACTGATGCAGTTCACCGTTGCGTGCGCCGGTGCAGAGCCCGAGCAGGATCACGCGGCGCTCCCTGACCGTCTCGCACGCCTCGATCAGCGCCTGCGTCTCCTGGCGTGTGAGACGGTACACGCTCGGCGTGCGGCGCTTCGCCTTGCGGACCTGGCGCGCGGGGTTCGTCTCGCGGTGGCCCTCCATGCAAAGCCAGTCGTAGAACGACATCATCACCGAGTGGGCCCGCGTCTGCGTGTTGGGCGTCTCCCAGCGAGCGAGAGTGCGCTTGATGTCCTCCCGGCCCGCCTCCACCGGCCCGTCCGGCGTGTCTTCGGCGTGCAGGAGCAGCGTTGAGCGGTACGCCCGCGTCGTGTTCTCGCTGTTGATCCGCCCGTACTGCCGCTGGTCGCGCAGGTAGGAGTCGATCGCGTCCGGCCACTTCATGCTGCTCATCGGTTCCTCCTTGGATCGGAGGCTCCGGGGATGCTGCCTGGGAGGTTGAGCGACGCCCGACAGTGCTGTAGCGTGCCCATCGCTCCGGGAGGTCGCACTCACGGGGCCACGCCCCCGGCCGTGCCATCGGCGCGGGGGCACTTGTATGGATGGGCACAGGGTAGCGCTCCGCCCTTTGGAACGCAAAGAACCTCCCGCCCTGGGAGACCAAAGGGTGGCAGGCCGGCGCAAAAACCCCTCGCACGCTGCGAGTGGTTCCCCGTTTTTCAACCTCGCAGGGTGAGAGCTTGAAACGAAGTGTCGCAACCCTGCGACACTTCTGCGACCCCTCGCGACGGGTTACGTTGCAGCCTGCGAGCTAACCCGGTCATAGGCTATGGCGTGCGGCCGCGTGAGGCGTCCCGGGGCGCCAGGTGTGCGCGCAACCCGCGTCCAGGCAGAGACGGTTGATCTCGACGCTGAGGCGCAGAGCGCCGCCCGTGCCGAAGAGGCGCCGGAGCGTTGTGAGGCTCGGGAGGTCGGCCTGCTCGACCTGTAGCTCGTGACGGCCCGGTATGCGGCCGTGGCGCGTGACCCACGCACAGAACGCTGCGCGCGCCGTCTCGCGATCCCAGCGCGAGAAGGATCGGCTGGCCTTGTGGGGCTCGAAGCCCGCCGCGCGGAGCGCCGTCTCCCACTGCCGGAAGAAACGGTAGATCGTGCTGATCGACGGCAGCGACTCGTGCCGGTTGAGGTCGGCGTGCGTCGGCGTGCTGCCCTTGTGCTCGCCGAACTCACGGAGCGCGTCGAGCACGCTCTCGCGATCCCACTCCCTGAAGCTGCGGTGCAAGCCGATGTAGTCCGCGGACTCCGCGCGGTCCTGTAGCGCGGCGATGGCGAGCGCGAGGCGGTGGCGCTCGTCGTGGTCTTCGGCGATGGCGAGCAGGTCGATATGGACATCTGAGCCGGGCCACAAGTAGAACGTGCGCCAGTCCGCGGCGCGTCGGATCGGCTCGTGGTCGCGGAACACGTCGCCCCGGTCGTGAGCTTCGATCGCGTCGAGGCTTTGGAGTGGGTGGACGCGCCGCTGGCGTCGTCGCTTGAGCGCGTTGTCGCGGCTGATCCGGGCGACGAGACCACCCACGTCGCCGGGGTTGTCCACTTCTTTAGTGAGGACTTGGAGCTGCGCGTCGAGCGCGCATTCCTCGGCGTCCGCGTACGACCCGGCGACGGGGTAGGTGGCGCGGATGACGCGATCGAACTCGCTGCGGCTGAGCGGCGTTATTGCCTGCATCTCCCCCTCCCCCATCAGCGCCTAGCAGCTGCGGCCCGCGGGCTGCGCGCGCTCGATCGTGACGTACTCCCCGAGCTGTTCGCGGAGGTTCGCCAGCGGAGCGACGAGCGACGGAGGCACCGGTGCCGCGTGAACCGCCGGTGCCGGCGTGAGCAGCGCAGCGATGTCGCGCATGATCGCCGTCAAGTGTCGCTGGCCTTCCAGCCCGCGGCCCTGGATCACGCACGTCTGGTGTTCGTTGTGGTTCAGCCGGCCGTGGTCGCTGACCGTGTAGTACGTGTTCACGCCGATCGCCAGGAGCAGGATCACGAGGCCCACGGTGTAGAAGCCGTGGCGGTTCATAGGTGCGCCCCCTGGAGTAGAGATGCGACAAGCACGGCGACGACTGCGGCGACGCCGAGCCAGAACTCGCGGCGGGACACCGCGGCCTTCGCGAGCGCGCCGGAGACCTCGTCCGCTGTCTTCATTTTCGCGATGACCTGGTCCACCTTGCGCTCCAGGCCAGCGAGCCGGGTCTCCGTCTTCTCCTGCGCGTCGGCTGAGCGGTCGATCGACCCGTTGATCCGCTCGAACCGCCGGTCGTGCTCATCCAATCGGCCGTCCACGACCTGCTGTCGGCGCCCCCGGGCTTCGGCGAGCTGGAGGGCCTTCGCCTCGCGCTGCTGCTCCGTCTCCTCCGGCATTAGAACTTGATCCAAACGTTGCAGGTCGTCGAGGGCTGGACGATGTTGTGAGCTTCCCCGCCACCTTCCGCGGAGATCGCCAGCGCCGGCACTGTATGCGTGTGTTCCCCGGAGCCGTTCGTGATCCCGGTATCGACGCCCACATAGGTCGGAGACTGGAAGGACACGCCTCCGAACGTCCACTCGCCGCCGCCGCCTTCCCACGCCCCGCCGCTGGCGGGGTTGTTTGTCGTGGAGGCCAAGATCAAGTGACTGTGGAAGCCACCAGCACCGGTGGTGCTGGTGCCCGTTTTGCCGCCGTGCGAGTGGGAGGCGAGTTGCCCGACGGTCAGTTTGTGAACGAGCGCGCCGACTTTCTGGCCGAGCGAACGCGCCGGGAAACTTTCCGATTCTTCGCCCCCGGTTCCCGTGCCTGCGCCCATAGGCACACGGCCTCGATAATCCGGGAGGCCGAACGTCGTAGTGCCGTTGCCCGCCCCGTACGTCGTGCCGATCGCTGCGAAAAGATTGGGGTAGCTCGTACGTGGCACCGCCTGCCCTTCGCACGGCAGGCACCCGAACCGCGAAGACGTAGCCGTGAAGATCAAGTCTCCGGGCATATGCGTCAAGTCAACCTGCGAGCGCCGGTCGGTCTGCGACGCGATCGAGTAAACGCCAGCCGTGTTCAAGACCACGACATCCCGCACGCGGGCGTTGCCCGCCGTGATAGCCGGGGAGTTCACTTCCGCGAGTGCCTGCGTGGTCTGTTCGGTGCCCGACACCACACTGACGGTCGCCGCCGCGTCGGAGGTCGATGGCGTCAGCTCGAACCCGACCGTGAGGTATTTACCGCTGCCGGGCAAAGAGGCCGGTTTCAGCGCCGATAGTTTCGCGGCTGTCGTCACGCTGCGCACCAGCCCGATCGCCGCCAGGGGCAGCCACGCGACACCGCCGACCGTCGCGGTAGACCCCAGCTTACATTCGCTGCTGGATTCCATCGTCGCGGTAAACGACCAGTCCGTCGCGCTCACGACTCCCACTTGGAGGAAGTCGATCTCCCCACGGTTTTCGCCGTCGAGTGCGTTGGCGATGGCCTCCAGCTCGGCGGGGCCTTCCGGGATGTAGTCTGCCCCGGTCGGGTAGGGCAGATGGCGGTTCGTGGTGTAGTCGGTAACGGCCATGCGGACCTCCCGGTCTCGATCAGGTAACACCGGCCAGCGTGGCGCCGGCCCAGGTCTCCGAGGTTTCTTCGTACTTCAGCGTCGCTTCTTCCCACTCGACGACGTTCCACGACATCGTGAGCTTGATGCCGCCGGCCTTCTGTGTCAGCAGTGCCGCTTCGATCGCGGCCTGCTGCGCCGTGCTCGGTTCGGGCGCGACGTAGCCGTTGATTTTGTACGCTTTGCCAGCGGGCCGCTCGATCAGGGTGAGATTGAACTGCGGCGCTTCGGCGGTCCCTGTACCGATCAGCTCGGGGGCAGCAGCAGCAGCCATCGCCGTGATGCCACCGCGCTTCTGCGGCGGCAGTTCCTCGATCGTCTGCCGCTGCACAGCGACGCTCGACCCCGGAGTGAGAGTCACGCCGTAGAGCGCGCTACTCCACGGGAGCCACGCGGGCGGGCAGACCGCCGGGACCGCGACCACGCACCACGGGCCGTACACGACGCCGTCGATCTCGCTACCGAGAACGACCTGATCGAAGCCCTGGAGGAGACCGTCCATGAGAGCGCCGCACAAGTAGCGGCCGAACCAGCCGTATTCTTCATCGCTCCCCATGAGCGGGAGCACCCGCTGGTAGAGCAGTTCTCCGCTCGCGCTGATCTCCGGTTCGACGCTCATTCCGCGCCTTCGCTCAGGGTGATGGTCATGCCGCCGAGCGACTTCCAGTGGACGCCGGCGTCAGAACTTGGCGTGTGCCCTTTTTGCAGGCCCGACGTGATCGATTCGTACACGATGCCGGCTTCGTAGACAAGCTGGCCCTCGCTGTATTCGGTGCCAGCGGCGTAGGCCGCGATGCCGGTCAGCGTGTGCGTTCGCACGAGCGGCGCGATGCCCGACAGCGCCACGGTGGATTCCCCGCCGTTGACCTTCAGTTCGGTGTAGTGGCCGAAGCCCTGCACGTTATCGATGGCCGTAACGACGTCCTGGTAAAAGAGATTCTTCTTATTGATCCACGTCGTTGTGTCTCCCGTGGCCGCGACGCCGAACATGGGGGGGCTCAGCAGCGATTCGAGGGCCGATTCGAGGTTCGCCGCGACGGCCGCTTTCGCGTAGCCGGGGAGGAAGGTGCCGACGAGTTTGATCGTGATGGGATGCAGCGACGGCAGGCCCACGTACGGCTTGAATGTCTCCTCGCGCGCGGCCTTCAGCTTTTCGTAGGCGAGTTCGAGCGTCGCTTTGGGCGGAACGTTTCCTTCGGCGGTCAGCGGGATCACCGTCACGCACCGTTCGACGCCTTCCGCTTCGACTTCGCTGCCTTCCTCTTTGGCGATTTCTTCCGCGGTCGGCGTGGTGTGCTTCAGTTCGAGCATGTCAACGGCGACGCACCGCTCGATGCCGGGGATCAACAGCCGCACATAGTTGGCGAAGTCGGCGGGGAGGATCGGCTGCGGCTTGACGAGCCGCGCGAGTTCGCGGATGCGCTGCGTGTACGCCACGATCGTTTCTTCGGCCTCGCCGCCGGCCGGCGCCGCGGCGAGCGTGATCCCTTTCGGCTTCACCCACGCGAGCAGTTCGTTGGGTTCCACCGCGGCGGTGCCGGGGATGTTGCCTTCGGTGCCGGGTTCGACCGCCTGGAGCTTCACGGCGCCCGCGGCGGTTTTCGATTCGCCCGGCGGGATCGTGACGCTCGCGGTCACTTCAAACGCGACAGGCGTCCCGCCTTCCGGGGTCACGAGGACAACCGCACCCGCTTCGAGGGTATGCCCGAGCGTGTCCACCGCTTCGACGGTGGCCGTCGCAGTGGCGTAGGTCGCCGGCGTCGGCGGCGTCTGGTAGACGACTTCGCCGATCCAGCGGATCAGTTCTTCGGGCGCCTGGAAGCATAGGACGATGACTTCGCACGCGATGGCGGCGAACGCCAAGAACATGCGGTATTCGGGGCTCGCCGGGTTCGGCGTCCAGTTCGGGTACTGCGCCTGGAGCTGCGTGATGACGCGCTGCACGAGCGCTTCGCTGGAGGGGATCAGCGGCGGTTCGGGGAAGGGTTCAGGCATCGGAGACCTCCACGTCAACGGCCTGCGCGAGCGCGACGATCGTGTCGCGGGTGAGATTCAGCGCAGCTCGCGGCTCCCACCGCTGCGCCACGGCCAGCAGGGTCGCTTCGCTGACGCCGCCGATTCGGAACGTAGGGTCGGGCAGGCCGAGTTTCGGCGCGTCCACGAGGGCGCCTTGTTCGACGCTGAAGACCATCGCCACGCACTGCGCGACCTCTTCGGGCGTGTCTTGTTCGACGTAGGCGATCTCGCTGGAGTTGAAGCCACCCATGCGAAAGGGCCACTTCATCACGGGTACTTCGAGTGATTCGGCCATCGCGCTCTCCTCACCAGTTCGGTATCGCCCAGCCGGCGATCCACGGCACGCCGCGGTTGTCGATCGCCACTAGGCAGACGTCGCCCGCTGCCGGTAGTTCTTTCGGCGCCGCGGGTTTCGGCCACGACGCTTCGCCGAGGTAGAGCCCGCTCGTGTCGCCCTGCTCGCGCACCCTCACCTTGTCGGCGACGCTCCCCGGCGCTTCGATGACTTCGCCCACTAGAAACGATGGGCGCCTGCGCGCGGCGCGGTGCTGACTCTTCTGAAGATCACCGAAGGCGGGGTGCATCACGTACCGGGCCAGTGTCGAGCTTTGAAGCCTTCAGCCGCGGGGTTCGGGTAATACTGCGTGCGGGGTCGCAAGCCGACACCGCGCGGCACCGGTACGGTCGCCCCGGAGTGCGACGCTTCCAGTGCGTAGTCGATGTCGGGGCCACCTTCGGGGCGCAGGACGCTCGGTATCTGAATCCATAGGAAGCAGTGGGCTTGCGCAACGGTGTCGGCCACCCACACGGTGATGTACTTGCCTTCGCCGGGTTCCCCCCATTTTTCAAAGAGCTGCGTGTCAAACGGCGGTTCGCCTTCGACCCACGCATGGGCGGAGTGCAGCGCCCACGACAGCAGGCCGGAGCAGTCGAGACCTTCCTCTTTCGGCGGGTTGCCTTCCGGCCCGGCCTGCTGAAAGACGGTCGGCCCGAAGCTAGCGTGACCGCCACCGAACCAGTAGAAGAATCCTTGTTCGGCGATCCACTTCGCCTGCACGTACACCTGCCAGATGACCGAGTCCCGTTTGAGCTTCCCGGCGCCCGCCGTGCCCGAAGCGTTGGTCTGCGCTTCATGGTGCCCGGTGGCGCCGTTGAGCGCGATCACTTCCTCCTTTGCGGTGACGGCCTTTTCGCGCTTGCCTTGTTCGGGGAGGATCAGTTCGACGGTCGTCGCGTTATCGGTGATGTCCTTGCGTTCGATGTTGAGCACAACCCAGCGCCTTACTTTGCCGTCGTTGTCGCGGCTGATCTCTTCGCCGACGGAGTCCTCGAATGAGACGAGCTGACCGGGCGGCACCTCCCACAGCAGCGCGCGACATTCGACCGTCACCTTCGACACTTTTTTCTTACTGTGATCGAGGCTCCAACCGATGTCGATGATGCCGGGCGTGTCTTCGGAGAGTGTCACGACGGATTTAGAGTGCGCTAGGTACTCCTCCGTGTAGAGAAAGAACGTGTTGCCGTATTTCCACAGCAGCCACTTCCCCGGTTTCAGGTAGGCTTCGATCCCGGACAGCGCGTTTTCTTCGCTTTCGTCTTCTTCTTCGGGTTCTTCCTGCGTGTTCACCTTCTGATTGAGTTCAAAGAATTCGGGCTTAGGTGTAAGCACCGTCTTGATGTTGCCCTGCGGTGCGCCGCCGGCGTTCTTGAGGATTTCTTCGGCTTCCTTGCGGTAGGCTTCAAAGAAGGATGGTTCCTGCTGGGGCTCCTCAACTAGCTTCGCGATTTCGCCGGCCTTCTTACCTTCGCGCGCGAGCTTGTTAGCGCCACCGGGCGGCCCGAAGCCGCCACCCGTCAGGAATTCTTCGGCGTTCTGCTTCGTGTCCACCTTGAGCCCGGGGTGCGCCTGCGGGTTGATCTGAAAGACGCCCGTCGAGCCTTCGAGCGGGTCACGTTCACTCGCGAAGCCCGCGACGGTTTCCGCTAGCCCAGCCTCAAGGATCGCTAGGCACGCCTCCTTTGGCGCCTGCTTCTCGTGGATCACCGCAAGGATGATGGTGAGGTTGTTTTCTTGGTCTGCGTCGGCGACTTTGCCCTTGATCTTGACAGCGCCACCCGCGCCAGGCGACGGCGCGGCCTTGTTGCCGCCTTCGATTTTCTCCGGTTCACGGGCCTGCTGTTCGTGGAGCTGCGGACAGACGAAGTCGGTATGCGGGCATAGCCGCTGCGTCTGTTCCTTCACGAACTCCTGCAACGTTTTCGAGCCGCGGAGTACCCTCACCGGGTCGCGCGAGTGCGTGCCTTCCTTCATCTTCCAGAAGTCGCGGTCTTCAAATTCGAGAGTGAATTCGTCCACCTTCTTTACGAAGGCGCACGCGACGAACGGCAGGCCGTCTAGGAACGCCTCGGCTTTGCTGCTGAACCAGCCCGATTTCACGAGCAGCTTCTCGGGGTCTTTCGCGGTCGCTGAGATCGTTGATGAACCCTGTGTCGTCAACGTCAACCCCATCGCGACGATCGTTTCGAGGATCGCGCCTTCGAGCGTCTTGCCGCCGACCTGCATGGTCATGCTGGTGCCGAGGCCGCGAATGCTCATATCGACTGCGGGATGCGGATGCGCTTGCCGGCCATCTTGGCGAGCTGCGCATTCGTCTTATTGCCGTTCATTTCGCGGAGTTCATATTGGCGTTCCTGGTCGCCGAGCTGCTTGGCTGCGATCCGCGCCCAGGTGTCACCGTGCTTCACTGTGTAGGCGTGCGCGCCTTTCGTTTTCAGGGTGACATCGACCACCGTCTCCAGCAGCGTGACGACGACCTCCTTGTAATACAGTTCGTTGAGGGTGTTGCGTTTCTCGTCGCCCCACTTCAGATCCTCGATCCACCACTCGTCGCCTTCCTGCATTCCGCCGGGGAGCGGGAGCGAGCCGACCGTGCTGTGGATCGTGACGGCGTAGGGAGCGGTCGGCTGCGCCAGGTTCGACGTCGGGGGTTTCGCGCTCGCCATCTGGTCGAGCAGGCGACACAGCTCCGGGACGTGGTTGCCGGAGAACAGCATCGGGACGTCGAGCTGAAACGGCTGGCGCCCCTCCCATACCGTCAGCGCCGACGTCTTCGGGCGCACCGCGATCGGGTGGCCTCCGTAGCCAAGCGACGGCTCGATCGGCGCGTCCGTGCGGTAGCCGCCGACCTGCGTCTTCCAGCCCTTGCATTTGACGATGAGGTCGTAAGGCGTCGGGCCTGCTGCCGAGCTGTCCTCGGGCGGGGCTTCGGCGCCGCCGGTGATCGCTTCTAGGGCGCTCGTCATCGGTTGCCCCGCGCGAATTCCCTGTCGATTTCGTCCACCACCGCGCGCCCGACCTCTTTGCGGTCGATCTGACAGATAACGATGAGGTCACGGCCCTGGTGGTGGAACGTGCCGGGAGCGCCCTGCGAACGGCTCCCAGGCAGCAACGGGTCGACGCGCGCGCCGGGCGGGAGGCTCAGAAGCTCGGGGCCGCGGTCGCCGACGACGACCGAGCCGCGTTCGCGGACGGTGCCGCCTTCGCCGAGCAGCGGGATTTGCGGCAGGCCGATGTTGAAGCCGCCGATGGTCCCGAACGGCGTGTGGACGCCCGGCATCTTGAAGTGCAGCCGGTTCCAGCCACGGAGTATCCAGTCGATGACCGATTTGAACTCGGTCTTGACGAAGCTCCACATTCCCTTGCCGGCCGCGGCGAGTTTGCCGGGCACGCCCTTGAAGAACCCGACGATCGCGGTCCAGTGCGTGACGATCTGGATAGCGGCGAACACGAACGGGCCGAGCACGATGCCGGCCAGCAGCGGCCAGTGCGCCTTCACCCACGTCCACACGGCCTGCACGCCCTGCCTGAACCACGCGACCTTCGTGTAGGCGACGTAGAGGATCGCCACGAGCGCAGCGACGCCCACCACGACGAGGCCGATCGGGTTGGCGTCGAGTGCCGCGTCGAGAAGCCACTGCGCGCCGGTCTGCAACTTCGTCACGAGCGTCAGCGCTTTCACGGCCTCCACGAAGCGGATGACCTTCTCGACAGCGAACGCGACCATGAGCAGGCCGACGGCGCCGCCGAGCGCGATCAGCGCCACTTTCGATTTCAGCACCCACGTCACGACGTTCGAGCCGACGGTCAGCAGTTTCGTCACGCCCGGCACGAGCCGTTTGCCGACCGTTTCCTCAAGCCCCTCGAAGGCGTTCTTGAGGTTCTGAATGTGGCCCGCGGTCGTCTTGCTGAAGGCGGCGGTGGCGCCGTGGTACTTGGCTTCGGTGATCGCCGCGACCTTCAGCGCCGTCAGCCGCTTGTCTTGCAGTTCGGCGGCTTCGCGCGCGGCCGAGTTCGTCGCCTTCTGCGCCGTGGTCATGCCCGCTTCGGATTCCTTCACCCGGTCGATCGCGGTCTTGACCGGCTGGATAATGCCGAGATACTTCTGAAGCCGGCCCGTCGAGCCGGTCACGCCCATCGACACCATTTTCAGGGCGGCCGAGTATTCAAGGTTCTCGCCGCGCGCGAGGTTCACTGCCGCCGCGTTGAGCTTCACCGCCGCGGTGTGGCTGCCCGTCTCGCCGACGAGCTGCGTGATGCCTTTGAGCTGTTCCTGCTGGGAGAAGCCACCGTGCGTCGCCAGGCGCGCGCTCGACGATGTGATCTGCTGCATGGTGTTGGCGTGGAGCTGCCCCGTGTTTTTGAGGGTCGTCCTCAGTGACGCTTCGATCTTTTCGGTGCCGAGCGCCTTCTTGATCGACTCGTATCCGCCGCCGAGGATGACGGCGCCGCCGAACATCGCGCCGTACTTCGCGAGCGTCGAGCCCGTCGAGCGCAGGAAGCTGTGCTGATCCTTCTCGCTGTCCGCGAGGGCCTGCTTCTGCTTGCCGCGGAAGAGTTCAAAGCCGCCGCCCGACTGGCCCATCTTGTCGTCGGCGACCTTCGTGTCCTCCGCCATGCCGTCGATCGAGCCACTGATCCGCTCGGATTCCTTCTCAATCTCCTTCCCGCCGAGCAGGCGCGCGACGACCGTGATCCCTTTGCTTGAGCCCGCCATTGCGTCACCTGCCTTCAGGAGAAGACTTTGCTCATCACCTCGCCGAATTTGTTAGCGAGGTCTTGGCGCTCCGCGTCGCGGAGTTTGGCTGCGTGCTCGACGGCGCTTTCGAGTGCGACCATCTCTACCGGGTCGTGACAGTCCAGGGCCGCGAGAGGATTCAGTCCGCAGACCAGCGCAGCGAGGCCCGCGAACTGAATCGACTCATCCTCTCCTAGCCCTGCCGAAAATCCTGTAGATCGGTGCGCTTGGTCTTCACGGACCATTCGCCGAGTTCTGCCGCCTGCGCGCCGATCGCGAGATCGTTGCCCTCGAACAGCGACAGCAGGATCGCACCAGATGACCCGAACGGGATGCCGAGAAGGTCCGTCAGGCGTTTGTCGAAGCCGAGCGGGTCGAGCTGCGGCTGACCGCTCCACGCGCCGAGCTTCACGAGGCCCCGGTCGCTCGCCTCCGCGTGCTCGGGGTCGTGAATCCAGATGGCCTTCAGCGACGATATGAGCATCGAGGGGTCGGACTCTTTCTCGATCGCCGCCTTCGCGTCGTCGAGCTTCAGCGGCTTGTACTCCGCGACGAGCCGTTCGCCGCGGGACAGCAGCCGCTTGAAGAGACTCTTGGCTTCGACCGGCTTTGCGTATTCCGCGCGCAGCTTGTCGAGCGCGGACGGCATCGAGTCGGCGCCCGCGGCTGGCGTGGCGCTCGTCGGCTCCTCGACCGGCTCGGCTGCCTGCGGGGTCTCTGCGGGTGCGGTGCTCATAGGCGCTGCGCTCCTCTTGGGTTGGGTGGTGACTACTCGCCTTCGCCGGCGGGCTTGCCGATGGAGACGATCAGGCCGATCTTGTCGATCGCCGAAGCGTCGTTGGAGTCGCCGTCCGGCAGGGTGATCTCGAGCACCTGCCCTTCCTTGGCTTCCCGGTTGTACTGCCACTGGCCTTCGGTGTCGCGCTCGATGATCGTCACGAGACAGCGCCGGCCGCGGAGATCGCCTTCGACCTCCCACTGCTTCACGAGCGGCCCGTGAAGGTCGATCATGTAGTCCTGCTCCAGCGTGTAGTTTTCGGTTTCCTTGATCCCCGCGTAGACGCGCTGTTCGCCGCTCCACGGCGTGTACTTCGTCTCTTTCATGGTGAGCTTGCCGCCGGCGAAGGCGTCCCACATACCACCAGTTGCGGGGGGCCACTCCTCGAAGACGCCGGCGCTGTTGGCGACAGCGAGGACGGCCCTAAATGCTGACTTGAGTGCCATGAGGCTTCACTTCCTTTCTGAAGGGCTCCGCCCTTACGCCGCCACGGAGATATTGAGGACTGCCGTTTCGGCGATGGCCGACGGTTCGACTTCGACGTTGGCCAGGACTTCTTTTTTGGCCTTCGTGGCCGACGTGTTGACGGACGGCCCGGTGCTCACCGAGTAGGTGTTGAGCACTCCGCCGAGGCTCGCGAGGAAGGCCGACAGGCGCCCTTCGATCTTGCTCAGCAGCACGTTCTTCGGGTCGATGTTCTTGAAGGTCGCCGCCTCCAAGAACCCTTCACCAGCGGACCAGATGAACATATACAGGCGGGCCGAGGAGACCTCCTGCCACGCGCCTTCGGTGGCCGGTGCGAGCGTCTGATTGCCGTAGGTCTCGATGCTCCCGCTCGGCAACGTCCGCGCCACGTTGACACGCGCGGTGTTGAGTTCTTCGCGCTGCGCCCTCGTCCATTCGTAGGTGAGCCCGCGCGCGTACCGCGGACGCCCGAACGTGCCGGCGGATGCTTCGCCGACCGGCGGCGGCGTGGCGCTCGCGTCGTTACGAGCGAACATGCCGGCCTGCACCGCGGAATACGGGACCGTGCGTTCGGAGCCTCCCGCGAGGCCGGGGATCTTCGCCCACGGCGCGTAGGCCGCGCTGCGTCGCGAGCCCGTCAGGGAGCGCAGCGCCGCAGCGGCGGAGACGAGCGTGCCGACGGTGCCCGTGTTGGTCAGGTCGAGCACGGCCGTCCGGTTGTTCGCTTCGGCGTGCGCCTCGACGAGTTTGCCAATGGCTTCCGTGGTGTTGCCCGGGGCGCTGACCTGGCCGCAGCCGAGTTCGGCGTCGAAGCGCGCGAGCGCAGCTTCCCAGCCGACCGTTTCGACTTCGGCCGAGTCGTACGTGCCGCCCGCGAGTTCTTTGGCCGCGAGCACCGTCGGGTTTTTGGTTCCCGCTTCCACGGTCACTGTCACGTAGGCCGAGCTTTCCGACCATGTGACGGCCGCGACCTGCGACGCGAGCGTCGGCGATTCTTCGACGAGCACTTTGTTTTCGTAGATCAGCAGCCGGTATTCTTCACCCGTCTCGATCACGACTTCCACTTCGAGCTTGTTGCCCCATTCGCCGACGTTCTTGGCGGCGACCTTCAGCGACGCTTCAGCGGTGTGTTTCAGCACGAGCGAGGCGGCGATCGGCGTTTTGCCGACCACGCGGGACAGGAAGAGTTCGGAGCCACCCTCTTCAAAGTACGTTTCCGCGGCGTCCCACATATAGCTGTAGGACACGCGACTCCCGGCGAGTTCCTTGAACTCACTCATCGACGTGACGAGGATCGGGACGCTCGTCGAGCCGCGTTCAAAGAGCCCGACACAGAACCACTTGCCGGTCGCAGCCGGGTTGAACGTTGCCGTCGGGGCGCTCTGTAGATTGACCTTGACTCCGGGCATAACTAGCCCTCCTTCCCGCCGCTAACGGCGCTGGTCGTCTCGCTGCCCGCGGGCGACGAGGATGGCTGCTGCCGGCCTGCCGGCGACGGCAATGACTCCGGCTCGGCGGGATCGGCGCTGGCGACGATCACTCCCCGGTCGAGTAGGTCTTGATCGTGCGGCGTGGTGATGTCGAGGTCGAATGGCCCCTGCTCGGCAGTGACCACGCGGCCATCTTCGAGCGAGATTGGCCCGGCGACTCCGGCCTTGAAACGTGGCATGGGCCACTCCCTTCGCTTAGCGTTTACAGGACGACGGTGGTCGTCTCGGCCTGCTCGACGACGACCGACACCGTCTCTTCGGGCGCGACGATTACTGACGTGACGGGCGCCGGCCACAGCAGGACCGTTGTGACGGCGATGGGTTCGGCATCCTCCGGGCGCCAGCGGCGCACGATGACGAGCTGCGGCTGTGTAGAGCTGAGGTGGCGGCTGGGCGCCCTCGCGACGCCCACGAGCTGCGTCTGCGTGGCCGACATCGACCGCGACGGGGAACGCTTGAGCGCGGCCGTCTGCGCCTGCGTGGCGCTGTGGGTGCTCACAAAGCGCCGCGCGACGCCCACGAGCTGCGTCTGCGTCGCGACGAACCCCCTGGATAGCGCTACCGTCCGCGTCGCCGTCTGCGCCTGCGTCGCGGTCAAGTGGCGCGCTGGCGTCTTCAGCAGGGTCGCCGCCTGCGGCTGCGTCGCGGTCAACCCGCGGGTCAGCGCCCGCTTGAGCGAAGCGAGCTCGGCCTGCGTGGCGCTCAGGAGACGAGCGAGCGTCGTGGCCCTAGTCGCCGCCTGCGCCTGGCTGGCGCCCAGCAGCCTAGTAGGCGTCGTGAGCTTCGTGCTGGCCTGCGTCTGCGTGGCGCCGAGAAGGCGCTTGGGTGTCTTGGGTGCCGTTGCGGCCTGCCCCTGGGTGGTCGAGAGCGACCGCCGCGGTGTGGTTACTCTCGTCGACGCCTGCGCCTGCGTGGCGCTGAGAAGCCTGGCGGGCGTCCTCGTCTTCGTAGCGACCTGCGCCTGCACGGTGCTGAGAAGGCGGAGCGGCGCCCTGACGAGCGAAGCGACCTGGGCCTGCGTGGCGGAGAGCAGGCGCTTCGGCGTCTTGAGCAGCGTCGGCACCTGCGCCTGCGTGGCGCTGAGCGCTCGTTTGACGATCTTGGCGAATGCCGGGACTTGCGCCTGCGTCGGGCCGAGGAGACGAGTCGGCGCCCTGGCCAACAGCGATCCCGAGAACGTTGACTGGCTATCCCCCGGCGTGCCCGCCCACCACGCCCCGGGGTAGCTGCCATCGAAGTAGACCTGCGTGGTGCTCGCGCCATCAATCGAGAAGGTCAGCACTTCGTCGTTTGCAGACCTGACCCCTAGCGCTATGTAGCCTGACGCCGAAGGCGTGAATTCGGCGCTTTCCACCTGTTCCCACGCCCCTGTGAGTGTCTTGATCTCCCCGGTGAATCCCTGGGATACGCTGCCAATCACGACTTCGATCTGCTTCCCGGCTGGCCCCTTTACCCAAAGGTACCCCTGCTGTGGTACGCCCGCTTCAACGGGGATCGACTCTTCGGAGATCGCGCCTTCGTGCGAGTGTTCACCAGCGCACGCCACGCTCAAATACTGAAGGCCCTCCGCTGCTTCGCCGGCTTCGACGGTGACCGTTGCACCCAATTTGATCGAGCTGGACGACGTGCTCCATGCGGCCGGCGTGTGCGTGCCGGCCGTGTCGTACTCGAAGCTCGGGTTAGCCACGTAGTTCTGCGCGTGCCCTACGCCCAACTGATACTGCTTGGCGCTCAATAGCCTCGTCGGCCTAGCGATCCTCGTAGGCGCCTGCGGCTGTGTCGATTCAAGCGAGCGTTGGATGACCTTCGCCAGCGTGGCCGATTGCGCCTGGGTAGCCGCGAAGGCTTCGGCTTCCCTGTAGATCGGTTCCGGCGCTATGAGGGGTGGACGCCACAGACCCCACGGAGAGCGCGGTATCGGTGGTCGTCCACCACCCGCAGAGGGCGGATCGCGCAGTAGCACCGGCATGACTGCCTAGTTCAACGACTCGACTAGCCACTGGTAGCAGGTGAGGGTATTTTCCGCACCTTCCGTCTTCCATTCAGCGCCGAGGGTAACGATGTTCGAGACGCCGGAGGACAATTCGGTGACTTCCCCGCCGGTCGCCGATTCCCCCGGCATCTGAAACGTGGAAGACGCGAGGCCGGTCGCCGCGACGGCATAGTGCCCGAACCCCTCCGTGATGAACTTTGCTCCAGTGCTCACGCCAGCCACGCCCACAGCCGTCACGCGAGCGATAGCCTGAAGCATCCACGGCCACGATTTGGCCGATTTTTCCAGTGCAAGTTCCCCGGTTTTCACCAGGGCCGTCCCGGCAACACCGCCGAAGTAGATGCCCAGCACGGCTTTCGTGACTTCCGCTTTGGTCGAGTACGTTCCCATCGCCGTGAAGCGGAAGACGTTCCCGACGATGAGCGACGACGCCGGTATGACCAACGCCGACCCGGCGTTTTTGCCGCCGGGCGAGACGTCGGTCAGCACTTTCGATGATGCGTATGCAGCCCCGGACGCATTGCCGCTTCCCTGGTATGCGTTACCGAGAGCCACCCAGCCCTTTGGTTCGGCCATGATTTCTCCTTAGCTCCAACCGTCTAAGAGCAGTAGTGGCGTCTACGAGAGTTCGACTGTCCAAGTGAACGTGATCGAGTCGGCGTTCGCCAAGGTGTCCACGTTCATCGTCGCCGACGTGTACATATTGCCGCCGGTCGCAAGTTGGTCGAACAGCCCGGCCTCGTCCACTTTCAATTCTTCCGTGGCGGTGATCGAGCCGGTGACTTTGTATTTGTTCGTGGAGACGGACTCCGTGCCGACCGTGCGGGCCATCTTTTCGGTGGTCAGGGCCGTGTTCGTTTTTTCCGCGGTGCGCCCGGCACCGGTTGCTCCCACGCCCATCGCCATCCAGTGCGGCGAGTGGGTGTAGGTCGCCGGCGTTTCCATGAGTCGTTCGGCCCAGATTTCTTTGCCCTTGTTCGTAACGACCGTTGCCACGCCGAACGCCCACGAGATCAGCCCTCCTAGCCGGCTGCGGTACGGCCGGGGAAGTGCGAGTGTCCCTGTGTTGCCCGTCATGCCGACTCACCTCCTGCGACCTGCGTCTGAGTTGCCGCCAGCTCCGGCGCCTCGACAGTGGCTCCGGGTGGCGCCGGGGTATCGGTAGCCGCGGGCTCGGAGGCCCAGCGGGACGTCCCGTCACCGTTGTCGATCAGGTGCTCAATCACGACGGTCAGGTCGGGGAACTCAGCCTTGGCCTGCGCGAGCAGCGCCTTCGCCAAGTCCTCCGCCTTCGTGACCTCGCCCGTAACCTGATTCACGAAGTCTTCGATGCGGCCCAGGTGGTAGGCCCCGACGGCTGCCGGGATCTCCGTCCCGTCGGGCGCCTTGCCCGCCGGCTGGTGGATTGCTACGCGCATGGTGTCACCGTTGCCTTTCCCTTGATGCCGCGAAGGCGAGCCCACGCGCGCTTGACCGGACTGCGGTAGTACACAGCCACGACGCCCTGCGGCTCGACGGTGCCGTCCGCGCGGGTGATCGAGGCTTCAAGGACCACCGACTTTGCGTTCTGCCTGGCGTTCATGGCTCTCCTATCAGGGTTGCTTGAAGATCATGGTCCCGCTGACGGGCGTGGACGGCTTACCTTCACCGTTGACGATCTGCACGTAATAGCGTTCGGAGGTGGGCGCCGCGGCAATCTGCGCGGGTTCCACCTCGACTTCGATCTTGCCGAGTTTGGGCGTCACCGTCAGCCCGTGGCCTTCGGTGAGTGTGAACAGCGTGCCGCAGACGAGCGTGACTTCGTAGTCGGTCAAGTCCTTCGGTGTGAGCGGCGACCAGAACTCTTCGGAGCCTTCCGCGCCGGGCTTTGCGACCATCGACTTCAGGAGGGCGACGAACGCTTCGCCGGGTTCAAGCTCGACAGCCTCGCCCGGTTCATACATGAAGTATTCGTGCCACTCTCCGCGCCACTGCTTAACACGGGCGTCGGAGAAGAGAGCAAAGACGCGACTGTAGGCGTCGCCCATGATGAGTGTGAGGTCTTGCTTGCTAGCTTCAGGCATCTTCGTCGTCCTCCAACTCGACGTCCAGATGGTGCGTCTCGGCGACCGGGTACTCGGGTGGCGCCGTGCCTTCTTCGTCCGCGGGGATCGGTTCCGCTGGCCCCATGAGCGGCGACGCGAACCCTTCGATCGCGAGGAAGATCGTCGCGTCACCCCACGCCAGCCAACGCGACTTGTCCTTCAGCCTCCCGACATCCGGCACGCCCATTTTCTCCCACACGACGCCGGCGCATTTCACGGAGCCGTCAAGCTCGGGGTTCTGCACGAGGATCAGCGCCAGGTGGTAGACGTAGAGCGACGCGACTTCTCTCGCCGTTTCGGCTTCGTTGGTCTGCACCAGCACGTCTACCGTGCCGCGCAGGCCCGCAACCGCGTCCTGCGCCCTCGTCTCGATATCGACCTCCGAAGTGCATTGGAGCTGCACGGAGGGAATCTGCTGCTCGGGGAAGCGGTCGAGGATGTCGTCCGTCGGGCGCCACGACGCGACGTCCGGGAAGGCATTTGGTTCGCGGCCGGTGCGGCGCTCGATCTCGCGCAGGTAGGTGTTGCTCCACTTCTGAAGCGTCGCGAGGATCGCCTGCTCGATCTGCGGGACCGTGACGATTTCACCAAAGGATGAACTCATAGCTTCGCCAGCCTTCCGGTGAGGATGTAGTCGATCATCATGCTCGCGTACTTGTCCTGCTGCGGGACCGTCATCGTCAGCAGCCGGCGTTTCTTGCCGGCGAAGCGCGCGTAGTAGATACGCACTCCGACGCTCGTGGACTGTTTGCTCAGTCGCCGGATCGATGCGCCGCCGCTCGTCTTCGCCAACATCGCGCTACGCAGGTCGCCGCGGCGCTCGAGCGTCCCGTCCGATAGACCTTCTTTTTGCTTGCGTTCGGTCCATTCGTCCGTGTCTCGCTTCCACGGCTCGCCGACGCTCGCGCCCTCGGAGAGAAACTGCTCGGCGCTGCTCTCCATCATCAACGCTTGGATCAGCCGCATCACGGGCTTCGCGTCGCGCGCACGCGCGCCGATCGCCGCTAGCTCCTCAGACGTGCGGTCCTCGTCCTCGATGTAGAGCTTCAGCCGCGGAACGTTCCCTTTAGCCACGACGGCGCCGATCCCACCAGCAGCCGCAGTAAAAGCGCTCCAGGCCGCAGTTGCCGCACACTTCGAGGAAGCCCACCAGCCGTCGGCGCATCACGGGAAGAGAAAGTTGCCGTAAGGGTCGAGCCGGTTGCCTGGCATTCGCACCGGTGAGTGCATTTCCAGCGAGACGACGCGCTTGTCGCCCGGCCGCACCTGATTGATCGCCTCCTTCAAGTGCTTTAGCGTGTCTTCGTAGCGCTGCTCGTATGCCTTGTAGGCGCTATCCCCGGCGTCCGTGCTCTCCGGGAAGTAGCTCAGCTCGATCAGCATGGCGGTGTTGTAGATCACGCATGTCTTCGCGCTATTCAGGAACGCACCGTCGATGTCCTGGCCGACGGCCGCTTCGACAGTAGTGAGCGCATCGTCGATCAGGACGTCTACAGCGGACGCGGTCGGCGTCGTGGTCGCGGTGAAGGTGCCGCTGCGACGGTTCCCGTTGGAGTCGAGCGTCCGCGCGAACATGCGCGCGCCGATATCTTCGATCGATGGCCGGTAGTCAGACGAGGGCACTTCGATCACCTGCCCTTCTATTTGTTCGGGCGGCGAACGTGCCTCAAGTGAACTTGACTCGCCGAGATATTCCCGTCGTCGTTGTCGTAGTCGAAGATCGCCATGAAGTCTTCCTCGCGGAGATAATCTTCACCTTCGATGTAGTTCGTCGGGTCGTACACCTTGCGGTAGTTCCGCCACAGCAGCTCGAACGCGGCGGGGTCGGGGGCCAGCGCGCGTATCTGGTTCGCGCGGAACGCGATGCGCGCGTCGTTCTGGTTCCGGTAGAGGATCGCGCGTTCGTCCTCCGATTTGACTGGCATCGCGCCTCCTCAAAGCACGAACGGCCCCGGCAACGCCTGCATGGACGCTCTAGGCCGGGGCCGCTCGATTCTCGTCTACAGGCCCCTGCGCGGCGCTTCGCCGCTACGCACGCCGAGGTAGCCGACCTTCTCCGCTTCCATACGCCCGACCGGGGAGCCGTTCGGCGGAGCCGGCGTCCCGTTCGGGGTCTCGAAGCCCGGGTCGCCGGGTGCGTGGCCGAGGTAGCCGGGGCCGTCGACGACGACCGCCTCCTCGACCGGGGCCTGGGCGTCGCCCGCTGCCGACTGCTCCGGTGACGCACCTGGCGCCCCCTCGGCGGTCTCTGGCGGCGCCCCGGCGGGCTCCTGGCCCTCCGAGGCTACGGACTCGACCGTCTCCGGCGCCGATGGCGCTGAAGCTGGCGGCGCGACCTGATCGCCCGCGGTGGCACCGATGGCTGCCTGCGCCGCTGCGGCAGCCTCCGGGGATACCTCGCCGCCCTCCGCGAACTCCGGCGGCACGCTTGCGGCCTCCATGACCTATTCGGTCCCGACGAAGCCCGTGGCCTGGCCCTCGCCCGCGTTGGCCTTCGGCGACTGGACGGTGCGCGCAATCGTGATCTTCAGCACGCCGCCCTTCGTTTCTTTGCCTTCGGTGGACGTGTCCTTCCACTTCAGGATGTCGCCCGCTTTGACGACGAGGTCAGCGGCGGTCGCGTTGAGGGTGAGCGCCTTCTGTTCGGCCGCTTTGATTTTCGCCGCTTTCGTGGAGAATTCGGCGAGCACCTGTGAGCTGGTCAGGTCTTCGACCTTGAAGACGCGGTATTCCGTGCCGGATTCGCCCTCTTCGGCCTCGGGGGTGTACGTGACGCCCGTGACGGTCCCGGCGAACGGGACCACGGCGACGATGTCTTCGTAGCTCGTTTTGGCGGCCGACGTGACGCCCAGCTCGACGAGGATCGTCGTAGAGAGCGCCTGCTCGTCTTCGGTGGCGAGTTCGCCCGCCACCAATTCGAGAATGTTCTGTTCGTTCTTGGCAGTCATGGCAATTCCTTTTCTGCGGGATCACCCGCGCTCTTGAAGTGGATGCACAGATGGCGGGACCGGAGTCCCGCCATCGCGCAGCGACTAGGTGTGGGTGACGACGCCCGCCGGGTAGCGGCTGGCTTCGGTCGGCTGGTCGTACGTGACCTGATTGCTGACCTGCCATCCGCAACGGAAACGGATGCGCAAGGCGATCATGTCCTGCATCGCGAGGTTGAAGATCGTTTTGCCTTCGTTGTCCTGAATCACGGCCTGGTCGAGCAGCTTCGTGTCGAAGTCGGTACGGAGACCGACCGCGAACTGTTCACGCTCGAAGAGGATCGCGGCAGCTTCACCGGAGCCCGTCGGCCACATGCCGCGCGCCGGGAAGACGAGCGGCTGGTCGTACAGGCTGGAGAAGCCCCCGGCGCGGTCGTTCGAGAAGTCCGCGAGCTGGTCGCCGAGCGTGTTGCGTGCTTTGCGAATCTTCGACTTCAGCCCGACGTACGCCGCAGCGTAGTCGTAGTCGAAGCCGTCTTCCTCCAGTTTTTCGAGCACGACATCGATGTCGCCCGCGAGGCCGCCTTCTGCCGCGCTTGCGGTGCCGATTTTCGCTTCGTTGCCGGCCGCTTTGGCTGAGGCGACGATGCTTTCCGCCCACGTTTCCGGGGCGCCCGTGCCGAAGATCACGGCAGCGTCGAGCGTCCGGGCGATGGCCTTCTTTACCGAGGGTTCGACTCTATCCCAGACGTTGCCGTCGATATCTTCGGCGACGCTCTCCGGGATCGGGACGATGCACTCCAGCGTTTCGGCGTTGATGTACTTGTTCTTCCAGTCCATCTGCGTCGTGCCGCTGATCCCGGTGTCACCACCGGGGAAGTAGGCAATCGGGAGCGCGGAGATAACCGGCGTGCGGGTCTGTCCGCGAACCATCTGGACGTCTACGAACGCGGTCAGTGCGAGTGACGCGCTCTTTACTTCCTGCATCAGCTTCATGCTGACGTCCTCCGGCATGAGTGCAACTGCGCCGGAGCGGTCGATCACATTGTTGTATGGCATGGCCTTTTACTCCCTTGGTTTGAGTGTTACGGGATGACTGGCACTTCTCCGTGCCAGTCAGCCGCCCCAAACTGCGGGGAGGCCCGTCACGGTTACTGTCCTTTGCCTGCGATTGCCTGGCCGAGCCAATCGCGGCCGCCCTTCGGTGTCGCGCCGCGCCCCGCGCCCTGGTCGAAGCCGCCTGCGGTGGCTCCGGGGCCGAGGTCTTTGAGCAGCTTGTCGGCGTCTTTTTCCAGCTCGTCCTTCGTCTCACCGACTAGGCGCGCGGCCATACTCGGCGAGAGTTTCTTCTTGATCGCGACCTCGGAGCGAACGGCCGTGGCCTCGGCCTTATCGGCGCGTTCCGTCGCCTCTTTCGCTTCTTTCTTCGCCTTCTCCGTTTCGCTCAGTTCGGCGTCCTCGCGCTCTTTGAGCTTGTCGGCTGCCGCTTTGGCCTCCGTGCGGTACTTGGCGGCTTCCTCGCGGAGACCTTTCACATACTCCGCCGAGAATGACTTGTCGTCGGTTGACGCTGCCGTTGCGGCGGCGTCTGCCGCCTGCGCTGCCTCTGCTGCCTTCGCGGCCTCCTGGGCCTCCGGCGACGCCTGGTCTCCGGCTGTGGTTGTGGTGGACTCCTGGCCCATGCCACTTCCTTTCCTCTATGTCACCCGCGCCCCGGTGGCGCGAGCTATTGCAAGATCGGTGCGAGGGCTTACAGACCCTCGGTAGCGCCGGCGCGGAGAAGCGCAGCGAGCGCCTGCGGCGGCAGTTCCTTCGGTTCTTCCTCCAGCAGCCCCTTCCAGCGGACGATCTCCGTCTGCGTGGCGCCCATCCGTTCCCACAAGGGCACTCGCGGCACGCCGAGCGTGGCGTACTTCGCGAGCGAGTCGGCGAGCTGCGATTCGGTCGTGATCTCCGGGTTGCTCCAAATGGTCTCGGCGGCGTAGAAGTTCGCGCGGGCTTCGAGCATCTTGCGTTCCGTGCCGCTCGCCGCGAGGGCCTTGTACGCGAACGCGATGCGCTGCGCTTCCTCCCAGCCCTCGCCGGCGAACCGCGAGCGTCGTTTGACCTTCGAGACGAGACCGCCCTCGGACGCCTTCAGCGCATCGCCGGAGACGTTCACGACGTTCCCGACGAGGTAGTGCGGCGGGGTGCGCGTCCGCGCGGCGATGTGGTCGCGACAGGCGACGATCGCGGAGATCATGCCCGACAGGTCGCTGATCTGAAACTCCTGCACCTTCACATTGGGGTCTTTGATCGCCATGATGCGGTTCACGGCGGCTTTGAGGTCGAAGTCGGGGATCGGGTCGCCCTTCTCATCCTCCGGCGTCTGCATACCGATAAAGACGCGCTGGCGGAACGCCGAGAACTCCGACGTCACGAGCATGTCATTCCAGAACTTGTTCAAGGCGTCCTGTAGCGGGATGACTTCCTCGATCTCGCTCTTGCCGTGCCCGAGAAGCTGCTGGCGGTTGTAGAGCGGGATGACGGGCACCACGCCGACCGGGTTCTCCAGCACCGGGCTATCGACTTCGCGCGGCACCCACGCGATCGACGTGCTGGCCTCCGTCATCGTCGCCTTCTGATTACTCTGAAACTTCCACACGGAGTCGCGCAGGTAGAGCGTGGCGAACATCAGCTCGGAGTCGTGGTCGTACCACCGCTTGATCGCTGCTACCCGTGGCGAGAGCGAGTTAGCCTGGTGGTGGACGTAGACCTCCGACGGGTGCTCGACGGTGAACAGCGGGTGTTCGGTCGAGCCGTCTTCCTGCGGCCCGACCATCAAGTACACGCGGCCGCTGACGAACATCTGCTCGTGTGCCAGCTCGGAGGCGAGGTCGAGGTTGTTGCGCTGCCAGATGTCCCACGCGAGCCTGTCGCCGGTCGTCTCATCATCTTCGTCGCCCGCGGCCTCCGCTTCGCCCGCGATCGGGAAGCGAAAGCCCTCGATTTTCATGCGCTCAACGCCGGCGTCCACGACGACGCCCATCCAATTGTCGGCGAACTCTTTGAAGAGAGCGCCGAAGGACTCGCGGAACTTGCGCGTCGCGAAGCGGAGGTTGTGCTGGCCGTCGTAGTAGCGCTGAAAGCGCCCCATCGCGTCCTGGTCGCGTTCGAGGCGCTTCACCATCTTGTCGAGCGTCGCGCGAGCGGCTTCCTCAGTGGTCGTGACGGCCATGCTCACCTACCCCATGTAGACGGTCGTGCGCCCCGGTTTGGAGCCGTGCCGCTGCATCGCGCCCTTCGCGATTGCCATGCCGCGCGCCTGCCAGCTCAAGCAGCCCGCCATCGCCAGGTCGATCTTCAGCGGGCTGTTGCGGCGCTCCTTCACCATCACGTACAGCTTCTCGCCGCGCTCGTCGGTGACGTTCAGCTCCTGCTTGCGCGCGTTCGCTAGGTGCCTCATGTACGCCGCGCTACCGTCGTGCGTGACTTCGCGCGCTTGCCACGCAGCGACGTACGCGGCGAGCGTCAACGCCATTTTCTTGTGCTGGTTGGTGTGGTAGCGCGCTACAACGTCAGGCCAGCGCCCGTGCCAAGCGTTGACGTGCTCTTCCCAGAACGGCGGGTCGCACAGTGCGACGATGACCTTCCACCGTTCAAAGGCGTCGCTCATCGTCTCGTCAACATCGCTGGCGGGTACTTCCCAGTCGCCCTTCAGGTCAACGGGGCGCTCCCACTCGCCGACGGTGAACTGGTAGCCCGTCTCGATGACGGTGCCGATGATGCCCGTCGAGTCGATCGTCCGCGACCCGTCGAAGCCGAGCACGATCGCGGTGCGCCGCGGCGGCACACGACCAGGCAGCGGGTCAGCGGCGGCCTTCACGAGCGCCGAGCTGAAAACCTGCCGGCTGGCCTGCACCTTCCGGTTGAGCCACAGGCGTTCCCACCGCGCCTGGTCGGTGTTGGGTTCGTAGAACGCCTCGATGATCGCGTCGACGTTGCTCCAGACCGCAGCGTCACCGCTCGCCTCGAGCACGGCCGCACGAACCGTCTCCCGCGGCGTCTGCTTGCCTTTCGAGAGATCGTGCTGCTCGCCCGCCCACCGGGCGAAGAAGAAGAGACTGCGGTCCTGATCCTCGCCCGCTGCGATCTGCTCCGCGTACTCCCAGGTGCCCTCGGCGACGCTCCCTTCGCCCGGCACTGGGGCCGTCGTGATCTCAAGCGACCACGGGTCGGCGATCAGGAGCTTCAGGAGGTTGCCCTCCATCGCGGCGTGCGCTTCACGCAGGCGCGGCAGCGTCATCCCGTGCGTTTCGTCGTACAGCTCGAAGGTGGTGCGCGGGCCTTCGCGCGACCCAGGCGAGCCGGCGACCGCCTCGCACCGGCCGCGACCGTCCTTGCGGGTGATGAACGCGAGGCCGATATCGAAGTCCTCCGCGAGCGGCCCTTCGAGCAGGCAAGCACGAAGCGTCGCGTACGCCAAGCCTTCCGACTGGTCCTCCGACACCGCCAGCATCGGGATGTAGGGGTCACGAACCGCGACGCCGACCGGCTCGCCGCCGGCGTTGAAGCCGTCGCACCGCACGGGCGCGTCTTGGTGGAGCTCCGCCGCCGCGATCCACGCGCCCAGCTCCGTCTTCGCGAGGCCCTTGCGCAGCGACACCGCGCACCGGCGGAACCTGCGTTTGCCGGCAGCCGCCGAGCCCTGCGGGTGCAGCTCGTAGAAGCTGTAGACGAGCCCGCGAGCTTCCTCGCTGAGCCTCGCCGGCTGCCCATGCAGGTCGCCGGGGCCGAACACGAGGAACGTCTCGATCCAGTCGCAGACCTGCGGCCCCAGCGTCGGCCACGTCGAGCCCGGATCGAACCGCGGGACCGCGAGCTCGCTCACTTCACCGCGCGCAAACGCTGCCGCGGATCGACCGCGCCAGCGCCGGCCGGCTCAGCCGGCGGCTTACGTTTCGCCGCGCGAGCGTCCGCCTCCTCCGCCCGAGCGATCTCCCAATGCAAACCGGCACGCGGCCGCGGCGCCAAGCCGAAGTCGCTGCGCTGCAACCGAATCTCGACCGCCGCTTCCCGCCGAGCCGACGCCGAGCCCGCCCACCAGAAGTCATCGACGACAACGATCAGCTTCGCCAACCCGAAGTAGTCCGACTCCGGCCACTGCGACGCCATCGGCGAACGCCAGATCGCGTCCCACTCCGCGAGCGTCTGCGGATGCCACGTGTGCGAGTTGCCGTCCTCATCCGGCAGGTCCGGGAGCGCCGGAACCTCCGCCGTCGGGTCAGCTTCGAGCTTCGCCGCCGTGCTCTTGCGGTTCGTGCGCTGACGCGCCGCCGCCGGCTTCGGAGCCGGCCCACGACCCGCCATCACGCGACCCGACGTTGGTTGATGCGCTGCTCCGTCGCGGTGGCCCAACGGCAGTTACTGGGTTGGTAGTCACCGTTCGGATCAACCCGATCCAGCGTCATGCCCTCCGGGCGCTCGCCCATGTCGGCGAGAAACGCCTCAAAGCCGTGCTTGCCGCGCCAGTGCTCACAGACGACGATGCCGCGACCACCGTAGTAGCGGTAGTTCGCGCGCTTTGGGTTGGTGCAGCGCTGCACCATGCTGGCCCACGAAACGTATGTCGGCGATCCACACCTGCGATGCCAGCCGGGATGACCGCGGCGACAACCACAACTGCGGACGCTGCCCGAGCGGAGCGCGTTTGCAGCGACTACCGTCTCAGCCCCGCATGAACAGCGGCAGTGATACGCCGAACGGCCCGAGCGATCGGGTGCCGCGGCGAGCACAGTGAGCTGACCGAACCGCTCGCCGACCGGCGGCGGCTTACGCGCCCTACCGGCAGCCATCAACCCGCTCCAGACTCGTAGGCAAGTTTTTGTGCCGCTGGGCGCGCTCACGCAGTTGTCTACAACAGGTGTACCCCCGGGTGGACTCGCCGCATCTAGCGGTCGGTCGGGTTGTGTCGCGGCTCATGGCGTCCCTCGTGTGTCGGGGTGGCTGTGGGTTTCGTTTGCTGCGCGGCGCACTGGCGCTATCGGGCGGGCGTGCGGCTTGGCCTGCCGTGGCGGCGCTTGCTTGCCTGTGGGCGTCGTCCTTGCCGGTCGGGCTCACGGTCGGGTGTGGCTACTGCGGGCGGGACTGGCGGCGTGGCTGGCCGTCGTGGCGGGCGCGCGGGTGGCGGGATCGTCGCCGTGAAGGTGGCTTCGGTTGTCTGCGGCGCTCTTACCTTGAGCGTGCGCCTGGTCGCCGTGGCGAGGATGTCGGCGCGGTCGTCGTCTGCTGCTTGCTCAGCGATGGCGAGTATGTCTGCGACTGGCTTGCGGTCGGTTGGCTGCCAGCGCTGGCGGTGGATGACGACGGCGGGTTTGCCGCGCTCGACGCGATGCACGGCGAGGTGGATGACGTTGCCGTTGGCGTCCTCGGCGATGTCTGCGGCGTAGCCGGGGTGCCTGCTCATCAGGTGGCCCACGCGCGAGTGAGTTCTTTCTGCGCCTCCGCGATGAGGGTCTTTGTGAGGTCGGGTGTTCGTAGCGCGATCCTGCCGTCGAGCGGCATGATGCAGACGAACGGTCCCTTGCGCGTGTTGGCTGTTGCGACGCAGTAGGTGGTGGTGCCGGGCGCGTCGAGCATGTGTGCGCAGCGCTCGCGGTACTTCGGGTGGCTGCGTAGCTCGATCGGCTTGAAGAACTCCAGCTCGAACTCCATGTCGGCTGCTGGCGTGTCCTCGGCTGCGAGTCGAGCGTCGATCTCGGGCAGGCTCGGCCACTGTGCTTGAGCGCTCAAGGTCCCGTCTCCCTTATCCGTTCCATCCGCCGGGCTGCTGCTTGGCGGTCTCTTTGCTGTGGTGCTCGCCAGCCATCGCGCGGAGGTTGAACCACTTGTGGCCGGCTGGTCCGAGTGGCCCGCATCCGTCGCGGTGGTGGACCTCAGTCGCTTTCGCACGGCGCTCGCGCGGCAGCTTCAGGCAGTCGTCGCATTCGCATTGCGGGTGGTACTTCAGGAAGCGTCCTGCGGTGCGCCGCCAACGGCTGTCGTAGCCGAGGTCAGCGGGGCTCGCGCGGCGCGCGCGTTCCTCACGGCGCCTGTCGCTCGCGCACTCCGAGCACTTGCCGCTTGGGACGAGATTCCAACATCCCGGCGTCGAGCAGAGCTGCGGTGCTGCGGTCAAGCTGCCGCGAGACGCGCGGGGCGCGGCTCCCACGGCTGCAACGGCTCGGCCGGAAGCGCCTGTGTCTGGGCGTCTTCGCGAGCCCGGCATTCAGTGCAGGTGCAGCCGTTCTGGTAGCCGTGGCAGCGGCGGAGACGGCGGGGAATGCGGCCGTCTGCGCTGTACAAGACCTTGAGGATGCGCAGCTCGTCGACGGGCTCGTGCGGCTTGCCTTCTCCGCAGCGCCTGCATTTGCAGCCGGTCATCGGCGGACCTCGCTTTGCGACGGGATAGACGCTCGCTCGCCTTACTTCAATGGAGCGCCAGAGTCGGAGCCTGCACGAGAGCGCAGTGAGCCCCGGGAAGCGTTTGCAGGGTACCAGACGGCCTACGCGACTCTTTGCAAGCGCCTGACCACGATGCCGTAGCGCAGCGCCGCGGTCCTCGCGAGACGGTCGCTTTTCTCAGCCTCGGGCGGCAGGACCAGCGCCGCGAGCTGCCCGTCGAGCGCCTCGCCGACCACCGGATTGAACGGCGGCCACATGCGCTTGTCCATCGCGTGCAGCATCGAGCCGAAGGCGATAGCGGCGTTCAAATCGTCGAAGCGACGTGCGGCATCTGGCAGCGCGAGGTCGTCGAGCTCGATCGACTCTGTGCCCTCGAGCGGATCGGCGCTGACCGCTGCACACAGCCGGCCATCGTAGGTTCCCGGCTGCTCGGCGTCCACCAGGCCGACCAGAACGAACGTCACGTTGGCCCCTCGACGAAGGCGCGGCCGACCTCCTGCCGATCGAGCTGGCATATCACGGCGAGGGGTCGCCCATGCCACGATTTCACGAGGGCGACGGCGAGTTGGTCGATGATGTTCTCCTCAGTGCGGTCGTAGGTGTTGACCGCGGTGTCGTGCGCGTCGCGGTGAGACTCGCCGCGCAGCAGGTTCAGCCCGATCCACAACGGTCCGATCGCGGCGTGCAGCAGCTCGTGGACGACGGCCTCCTCGATGTCGAGGTCCGTCACTTCTCCCTTGACGTGCCCATCCCAGGTGTCGGGCGGCACGCCGCTCGTCACCCAATCGTTGACCTTGATCGTGGCGCGGTTGTAGTTCGTCGAGCGGTGAATCTGCATGGTGCTCGTGTGCGGCTCGATCGCCTCGAAGTCGATGCGGATGATCCATTCGGCGAGGCCGAGCCGCGTCTGCCACGCCGCGAAGAGGTCGCGTATCCCCTGCTCAGTCATCGGCGAGCACCTGCGAGCGCGGAGACTTCGGCGGCGACGTGCGCAGCGACGTCGCCTATCGCCTGCACGACGGGGGTCAGCGCGACGCCCGCCGCCTCCAGCGTCCGGCGGTAGTTGGCGGCTAGCTCGCGCATGGTCTGGATCAGCGCGTCCTCGGAGCTGCCGACCTGCACGTAGTCGCGCCGCGCGCCCCATAGGCAGAAGCGCCTCGGCGGCTCGCGCCGCGCGCGTAGCTGCGCCGCGGTCAGCCATCCGGTGAGACGTCGCAGCACCCGTTCCGCGAGCCGCACATAGCCGCGGCCGAGCCGTGTCCGTAGAACCGCGCGGCCGAGGTCGCCGAACGCCTCGTGCAGCTCGTCGAACTGCTCTTGCGTGGTGGTCACGGCTCAACCCACCGCTCGATGACGCCCTGGAGTTCGTCGAGGCGTTCCAGTGCGCGGGTCTTCGCTTGTTCGCAGATGGCCTCGACGCGAGCCTTCGCGAGCAGAATCTCCGCGCCGGCGTCCTGCGGGTTGAGGTTGATCGACGTGTCGCCCTCGGTCACGCTGACGAGCTGCACGCCGTCGGGGCCTGTCACCTGGATCGCGGTCGAGACGAGCAGGCTCATTCGTCGTAGCAGCCTTCTTCACCAGCAGCGCCGTGTTCTGCGCCTTCGATTTCACACTTGCGGGAGTAGACGCGGACGACGAGAATGCGTTCCCGTGCGGTGGCCCATGTCCGGCCTCGCCGGAAACAGTCGCCGTGGTAGCTGCACGTCCAGCCATCGACTCGGGACACCTGATCGCTGTACGGGCAGCGCGCCGCGTTCACTGCGCAGGCCGTCGGCGCTTCGCCTCGCCACAGCTTGCCCTCGACCGTTTCGGCCTCCACGCACGAGACGTTGCCCTTGTTCACGACCACGCGAGCCCACGATCCAGTGGACCGCTGCACGACGCCGCACCGCGGCCTCGTCGTGGCGCCAGCGTGCGGTGCGAGGGCCAGGGACGCGCCGATGGCGAGTCCGACGATGGCTGACCGTCTCATTTCGCCTCCCGTAGATCACGGTTGATGGTGAAAGGGCTACATCCGAGAGCGAGCGCGATCTGGCGTTGGCTCATGCCCTTTCCGCGCATCCTGACAGCTTCGGCGCGACGCTTCTCGCGCGGGAGACCGCTTGCTTCGGGGTCCGTGCCGTCGCTCGCGTTGCGCCCCGCGCGGTGCCTGATCCGACAAACGTGGGCGACGGCGATCCCGAACCGCTGCGCGACGAGTTCCGCGTCGAAGCCCTCGCCATCCTCAAGCACGATCTCGTCGAACGTGACGTCCGCTTTGATCGAGCCGTCCACCTTGACCGCGCACTTGCGCCACGACTCCAGCTCCGCCTTCGCGCGGTCGAGGACACGCTGCCGGTCGGCGTTCGAGAGCGCGCGTTCGTAGTCGGCGTGCAGGCGCTCGTGCGACGGGCGTGACTCGCCGGCTGGCGCGCTGCTCGACGGATGGCCGCCGCCGGTGCCGCCGCCGTAGGAGTGCGCGGCGACCTGCGAGAGCAGCGTCAGGCGGATCAGCGTGGCGCGGATCGCAGCATCGAGGCGCAGACGCTCAGCGTCGAGGCTCACCGCGACCGCGCTCACGCCGCCCACCGCGAACGATCCGCCGGTACCTGCACGCGACCCCGTCGCCGGTCGATCTCGTCAAGCGACTGCAATGCGCTTCGCAGCGCGAGGAAGTCCGCGATGTGCTCGCCGACCTCGAAGTCGAGCGCGGCGTCGCCCGTCGTGCCGGCGTAATCATCCGACTGGACATCGAGCAGGACGCCGTCGAACGTCGAGTCAGCGACGACGATCGTTGTGTAGTCGTCGCAGGCGGCGTAGAGCGTCCAGCGGAGCCCGTGGCCGTGATCGCGGACGGCGCGCGTGCGTATACGCCAGGTCATGCGACCACCTGCTCGGTCCCGGCGATGTCCGCCTCATGGGCCGCGAACAGCAGCTCGATCTCGCCTTCAGGGCGCCGGCGGATGTAGCCGTCGGCCTCCAGGCGGCGCAGCAGCGCGCGGGCGTCGCGGCGCATGTATAGGTTCGGCACGCGGGCGATCAGGTCGTCGATGTCCGGCCGGCAGACGCCGCCGTTGGCGTCCGCGATGGCGCCGAGCAAGATCAGGGCGAGCCGCCGCTTGCGGCCCCGCACGACGAGCCTGCTCGCGCACCGCGCACGTCCCCCGAGCGTCGGCGGGTTCACGCGGCACGCTCCAGTCCGCCGATCGGCAGTTCGCACCGCGCGCAGTGTGCCCCGTCGTCCTCGTCAGTGACGGGCTCCGTACAGGCGCAGTCCTGCGTGTGCGTCGCGCGCCAGAGATCGACTTCGCTCCGTGGGCCCGCGCTGTCCGCTGGCAGTCGATGGATGCCCGCGAAGCAACAAACCTGCGAGTCGTCAACGTAGGCACACGAGTTGAGCGCATCCAAAATCGCCTTCAGGAGATTGTCGAGATCACAGCGAGGATTGGGGCCGTAGAAGCGCATGGAGGCCGCGACGGGCTCGGCGCCAAGCGTCGGGCGACCAGCGATCATCCACTCCGCCCGCACAAGTTCGCGGAACGCCTTCGAGCGCGGCGGCAGGTATGTGCGGCCCTGACCCGTTCGGTGGCGCTCCAGCGGGATCGGCTTGCCGGGGATGACGAGCCGAACGCGATCGACGGTAGTCAT